CGCGGCCGCGCCGGCGGCTTCCCCGGTCGCCGTGACGGCCGCCTGCAGCTGCGTTGTCGCCGGCGCCGCCTTGAGAGCCGCGTTCGCCGCGTTCTCGGTTTCCTTGTCGAGCAGCCCCAGGGCGCCGGCCAACCCGATCGTCGGTTTGGCCATCTCGAACAGCACACCGAAAAACTCGGTGAACACCCGGATCGCGGTACCGAACGCCGTGATCGACGACACGACCATGAACCCGAGGAACTGCAGCGCGCGGGCCGCGTCGTCGCCGCCCCCGGCGATGATCCGCGACGCCTCGCCGATCGCTTGGCCCACCATCCCGATCGTCTTGCCCAGCGCGGCCATGGTCGGCCCGCCGTGCGCGGTCAGGTGATCCAGACCGGTCACGATGCCGTCGACCGCTTCGAGTGCGCCGTCGACGAGGGGGTCGAGGAACCCCGTCGAGTTGGCGAAGATCCGGTTGATGCGCGTCCGCATCGTCTCGAACCGGTTCTCGATCTTGTCGACCTGCTTGAGCACCGGTTCGACGAACACCGACGCTTCCTGCTGCAGCCCCGCCATCAGGGTGCGGCCCAGGTTCGTGCCGGCGGACTTGACCCGCGGGTCCCGGGCGGCCAGCGCGACCCCGCCGAGGACCCCGCCAACGCCGGCGCCGCCGATCACCGCGGCCGCCATGGTCGCACCGATCAACGGGGTGGCCAGAGCGAGGCCTGCGGCGAGCGCCGGACCGCCCATCTTGCCGGCCATGCCCATCACGTCGGCGACGGTGCCTGCCAGTTTCGGCGCGACTTTGCCGACGGCGTCGACGAGGTTCTTACCGATCTTGGAACCGGAGTCCTTGGACCCCTTGTTGACCTTGTCCCAGAGGGTGTCGAGCTTGCGGGCCATCGCGTCGATGCCGTCGGCCTTGTCGTTCGCGATTACGTCGAACTCGACGTCGCGGGCCACCGCGTCACCTCCGGATCTTGTCGAGCGCGCCGTCGATCTCGGCGTCGACCTGGTCCACCCAGTCGGGTAGCTCCGCCGCGGTCCGGGTGAAGAACCCCGGGGTCACGGACACGTTGTGCCAGTCGCTGCGGGTCTTGCGGCCCCACGACGGTGCGCGGACGCGGCCGTCGGCGTCGATCCGGTGCATGTCGGAGCGGCCGCCCTGAGCATTGCGGCCGCCCTTGAGCTTGACGCCGGCCTTCTTGGCGGTGAGCTTGATCGACGCGGTGATGCCGATCTTCGACACCCACACGTTCAGCCCGCCACGTTTCGGCAGCATCGACCGGGCGGCCGCCTTGATCGCGACCCGGGCCGGCTTGACCGCGTTCCGGATACCGCGCGAGGTCGCGTTGATGATCTCCCGGCGGCCGGTGAACGCGCGCAGCTCACGCGCCAACTCGTTGATCTTCGTGGCCACCCGGGTCACCCCCCCGCCATCCGCTGTGCCAGTGCTTGCGCTTTCTGCTGCAGCCGCTCGATAGCGGCCTGTTCCTCGGCCTGTTCTTGCTCGTCGAGCAGGATTTGGTACGCGGTGTCGACGTCGCGCGGGTCCCACCACGCGACCAGGTCCCGGAACGGCTGGCCCGTCCGCATGGCCAGCCGCATCATGTCGCGTCGGTAGGACCCTTCCGGCCAGGGTCCAAGCCATCGTCATCGCCGGTGGGCTCCTCCACCGGCGCGTCGACCGCCTCGACGCACTCTCGTTCGTTGAACTTTTCCCAGCTGCCGTCGTACGACCGGGCGCGTTTCATCGCGTTCCAGGCGCAGAACCGGACCCAGCTGTGCCGGTTTTCCATCCGGCCCACGTCGGCCGCTTCCGCCGCGGCGAAATCGCGCTGGTCGCAGATCGCGACCAGGGTCCGACCGTCGTCCATCTCGCAGCTGATCTTGACTTTGACTGCCATCGGTTACGCGCCGGTAGTCCCGAAAACGGGCTGGCCGACCACGGCGAACGCCTCTTCGAAATCGAGAAACTTGCCCTGCTCGCCGCCGAACTGCACGGGCATCGCGATGATGTTGAACGTGGCGTTCGGCATCGTCGCCCCAGCCTTCGGCACCAGCTCGACGGCGAGGATGTCACCCGGGTCGGCCGTGCGCAGCGCGAGCGCCAGACCGCCGGTGTCGTTCTTCTGCAGGGCGGACACGCCGAACACCCACATGGGTGAATCAACGTCCTGCACCTGCCCGTCCGGCACGAGGGTCCGCACCGACTGAATCGGGGTGGTCGGGATGAGTACCGCGCGGGTGCATTGGTTGGCGTATTCGACAGTGGCGATCTCGACGGACGCGTCCTTGTAGACGTAGACGCCAGTGGGTACGGGCATGGCTATTCCCTCCTTCCGGACAACAGCAGGGCGTACAGGTCGCCCGGCTCGGTGTCGATCTTCGCTGGGATCATGTCTGAGACGGCCATGATCGACGCCAGCGCATCGACCAGGGCATCGCCGTACGCGTCCGCGAACGCGTCCGCGGTGACGTCGTCGGCGGCCGGCAGGACGACCATCACGTCCCACCGCTGCATCATCACGGCCTGCCCGCCGGCGTACGTGCCGCCGCGCCATTGCGGCCACGCGTCCAGCTCGTTCATCGACGTCGGCCGGTGCGCGTGCCCGTTGATGTCGCCCGACGGGCCGGTAACTTCCGACAGCGCGGCCGCGATCGCGTCGCGCACCTCGGCCCGGGTCACGGCTCTTGCCCGATCAGCGCGAACAGGTACGCGCCCTCGTCGTCCTGGGTGCCGTCGGTCTGGTAGGTGGCGCACCCGGCGCCGCGGCCCGGGGTGCCGACCACCCAGTAACCGTCGGCGGTCAGCTGCCCGTGCCGGCGGAGCTCGTCGACGAGCTCGGGCAGCACGTGCACGACGTCGGGCGCGCGGTCGATCATCAGCCGGCCGTCTTCGCACCGGTGAACGGTCAGGTCGGGGGTGTCGATGGGTGTATTCATCAGCCGACCTTAAGACGCGGGTACGGCGCTTCCAGCCGACGGATCTCCGGGTCGTTGCGCGACAGCCGGGTGTTCCCGCCGTCGCCGTCGCCCTGCATCACACCGGTCGGGGTCCGGCGCATCGCCAGGTTGCGCGCGCAGCGCCGTAGGAGCGCCTCTCGCAGGTCGGCAGGGTACGCCGCGGGTACCCGGCAGCATCGCCGCTGCGCGGACGCCTCAGCGTCCATCACGGCCTGCAGCACGGGATCGGTGAACGAGTGCGTGCCGAGGTACGTCTTGAGGTCGGCGATCGTCGGCATACCGCCGGCGGTGACCGCGGCCGCAACGTACGCGACGAAGTCGACGGCGCCGTACGCGCCGACCGCCCGGGCGGTGTGCCGGCCGGCGGCCGCCGGCGTATACCAGGTGTCGTAGTACCCGGGCTGCAGCTCTTCGACGGTCGGGGTCGCGGCCGGCCCGGTGGGCGGGGTCACGGTGACAACCACGACGTCGGCCACCGCGAGACCATCCTCGTCGGTGGCGCGCACGGCGATGCGCCACGGCTGGCCGAGCGGCAACTCGACCGACGTGTCAGTTCGCGCAACCAACGTCACCGTGACCCCCTTTCCCCAGGTGGGGCGGGGGTTAGGGTGTCCCCAACCCCCCCCCCGCTATTAGGTAGCGGGTGGTGCGGCGGCGTTGTTAGCGGCCGTCGCTCTCTTAGCGGGCTTCTGAGCGGCCGCGGTCTCGAGATCGGCGACGCGTTGCTCGAGCAACTCGATCCGCTCCTCGAGGATGCGGCGCACCCGGCTGGCGCTGGCCATCAGACGCTCGGGTCGAACGTCACCTGACGCACGCCGTTGATGTCGAGGTTGGCCAGCGCGATGTCGCCGTAGATGCCCAGGGTGACGAAAGACAGTTGCGGGATGTTCGCGGTCTGGACGGTGGCGCCGAAGTCCCAGAACAGTCGCTCCGGAGCGCCCGCCCAGCCGAGAACCTTCGCCGGGTCGAACAGCCAGCTGTTGACCGACGCGGTTCCCGGGGTGCCCAGGGCCCAAGCCGGCACGGCCCGGGTACCCGCGATGTTCATGAACGAGAACAGCGATTCGCTGGTGCCGTTCGCGTTCTGGGGGTTCAGCTGCGGGTACAGCGGCCGGCCGGCGTCGTCCTTCACCCGGGCCAGGACCCGATAGAGGGCCTGGTGCACGGCGAACGCCCGGAACCGGTTGCCGCCCCGCACGAACTGCAGGTCGGCAATCGCCATCTCCAGATCGTTGGCGGTCACCTGGTCGTCGTCGTTGTCCGGGCTAGCAGCCGGTGTGCCGGTCAGCGCGATGTCCGCGGCCGCGGTCAGCGTGTTGAGGAACGTCGCGACGCTGGCTTCGCGGTCTTCGTAGTACTCGCGGAGCATCTGTTCCCACAGGATGCCGGACAGCTGCGGCGACCCGCCGGCCCGCCATGCCTGCCGGGTGATCTCGACCTTGCCCCAGACCTGGGTCGGGGTGATGGTCTGGCTGGTGACCGTGAACGCCCCGCCGGCCGGCTCGACTTTCTCGGTGGCCGGGCCGACGAGCGCGCTGGACGAGTTGTACTTCGGGACGTCGAACTTCGTGCCGTCGGTGTCGCCGGCCGCGATCATGTCCCACAGGGGGGTGGCGTAGTCCATCTGCGGTTGCCACATGTCGGGCCGGTACCGGTTGGGCCGGATGCCCGTCAGGTCGTCGGTTTCGACGTCGGCGAACGCGGCCTTGATCAGCCCGTCGATCCGCTTGGCCGCGTCGTGGTCGCCGCCCTGGGTGCGCAGCACGGAGAACACGTCGGTCGAGAAGTCGTGTTCGGCGGTCGTCGAGAACCGGTACTTCGGCGCTACGCCTTCGCGCGCCGGCGTGTACGCGAACCGGTACGGCAGCGGCTCCCGGACGGTGGCCGGGCCGGCGCCCGGTACCGGGTGGGTGGGGTCGACGACGGCGGGCCCGCCGGCCGCGCCGATCAGCTGCGAGAACTGCGCATCGGTCAGGGTGACCGCTGTGCCCGGCGGCGGCGCCGCGTTCGGGTCGGGCGCCGGCGCCGGGTCCGGGGCCGGACCGGGGGTCGGGGTCGGCGCCGGGTTCGGGTTCGGGGCGGGGTTGGGGGCCGGGGCCGGTGTCGGCGCCGGGTTCGGGTCGGTGTCCGGCGGCATACCGGGTCCTCCTGCTCTGCTAGCCCGCACCGCGATGAGGCGCGAGTCGTCGAATACCGGCGTGCCCGTGAAGGCCACCCCGGTCATGTGGGCCATCGACACCAGGTCGACGCCGGCGTTGTCCGGGTCGGGTGCCGCGTCGTCGACGTCGAACTCGATCTCGACGGAGAACCCGTCGCGCCGGCGGTCGGTCGCGTCGGCCAGGGCCCGGTCGCCGGCGGAACCGTCGTAGATCCGGAACTCCATGACCAAGCCGGCATCGGTGTCTTCGGCCGAGATTGCGCGGCCGATCCGCGCGGACTGAACATGCTCCTCGTTCAGCCGGATGTACTTCGCGTCGCCGTACACGAGCGACCCGCGGGCGAACCGGAACCGCCGGCCGGACGGGTGCCGGCCGACCTTGCCCCAGGGCACGACCACGCCGCGCATGGTCCGGCGCTGCAGGTCGACGGAGAACCCCGCAGCGACCAAGCCCTCGTCGAAGATCAGCGTGTGCGTCATCGGGCACCTTCAGGGATCGCACTGATCTGGGTGTTGGGCACGGCCGGCCGGATCGGCGCCGGGTCGGCGATGCGCTTGGGCGGCAACCCTTCGGCGTGCTGGATGTCCGCGGCGTCGATCACGCGCATGTCGTGGTACATCTGCTGCACCTCGGCCCGGGTGCGCGGGTCGGCCTTGAGGTAGTCGTCCAGCCAGAACCGGACGGACGTGCCGCGCTTGGTGACGTCGGGCATCGTCAAGCGCTGGGTCACCACGGTCATGTACGGGGCGAGGACGTCGTTGATCCGGTCACGCCGGCGGTCGGTGGCGTTCTGGTACGTCCGGGACGTGGTGTTGATCCCGAGGTCTTCCGGGTCGATGCCCAGCGCGTTAGCGATGGCGAGATCTGCCCGCTGCTGCTGCGCGATGAGTTGGATCTCGACGGGGGTGGGGTCGGACACCGGGGTGTAGTCCAGGGCGGCCGGTACGTAGCCGTCGAGTCGCTGCGCGCGTGCCTCGGCGAACTCGTCGAGCATCTTGGAGATCGCGTCGTCCGCTTCGGACTCGGTGAGCGGGTCGCCGTTCTCGTTCAGCCCGTGGTCCGGGTCGACGCCTTCCTTCGGGCTGAAGTACCCGCGCATGCGGTTGTTCCGGGCGTACAGGTCGGCCGCGTCGTCGAGCGCGATCGCGCGGCGGATGGCCCGCTGCCCGGCTTCCAGTAGGCCAGGGTTCGGCGACGAGAACCGGATGACGTCGGCCCAGCCGACCGGTTCACCGCCCATCCAGATGAACTGTCCCGGATGTTCGGCGAGATCATCGGCCGGTTGGGTGGGCAGACCGGACGGAAGGTACCCCTGCCGGTAGTCCTTCGGCGGGGTCATCGACACCTGATCGGGCGCGTACCGGACCGCGCTGGTCGGGTACTTGTTCCACCCGCGGGCGGTCACCCGCCACCACGCCACCGACTCGAAGAGCAGATCTTCGACGGTCATGGCCAGGGTGGTGACGTTCTCGACGTTCGCGTCGACCTGCCGGATGAGCGGGTGGTCGACGACCCGGTTGTCGATGTCGACCGCTTGCAGCGGCAGCGTGCTGATGCTGCAGATCATGTTCCGGCCGCGCAGCACAGCGGGCACGGACAGCGCTTTCGCCCGGTCGACGCGGCCGATCCGGTTCTCGGCCCACAAGACCAGCTGATCGACCGGGTACACGGCCGACATGTGCACGCGGCGCGGTTCGGCCGCCGGCGCCGGCGCGACCGCCGGCGGACCGTTCCACCACTCGCGTATCCGCTGGCCAACCCCCATACCCCCAGAGGGTACGGCACGTGATCATCTCTGGACAGGGAATGCATGATGGCGGTCATGACGATGACTGCAGGCAAGATCGGCGAAGTCGAGGGGGCGACCGTTCCGCGGGTGTACGTGCGGCCCCTCGTGACCGGGCCACCGGGCCCATGCGGGTGCGGGTGCGCGCTCACCCCTGAAACGTCGGACGGTTTCGACGCGGACTGGTTCGCAGCGAACGTGCTCGGCGTGCCGCTGGACCCGTGGCAGCGGTGGCTGGTGATCCACGCGATGGAGCTCCTGCCGGATGGCCGGCCCCGATTTCAGACGCGTTCTGGTGCTGGTGGCCCGCCAGAACGGCAAGACGTACGTGTGCACGCTGCTGGCCGCGTTCTGGATGACTGTGTTCGACCCGATGTTCATCCTCGGGACCAGCACGAAGACCAGCGTCGCGAAAGAGCCGTGGCAAGCCACCATCAACGTAATCCGGGGGGCGCTCGACCCCGAGGTCGCCGCGATGATCCCCCGGGTCGGCGGGGTCCGGCGCGCCGCCGGTGAAGAAGAACTCACCCTGATCAACGGGTCGCGGTACAAGGTGTCCGCGGCCAACGAGGATGGCGGCCGCGGTCTGCCGCTGCGCCGGGTGATCTGCGACGAGTTGCGCTCCCACCACGATTACAGCGCGTACAGCGCGTCGTACTACGCCATGCGTGCCCGGCGCGACGCGCAGTTCTGGGCCCTGTCGTCGATGGGTGACCTGCGCTCCGTCGTGCTCAACGACATGCGCACCGAAGCCATCACGTTCATCGAAACAGGGGTTGGTGATGCACGGCTGTTCCTGGCCGAGTGGTCGCCGCCGGCCAACGCGCGCCCGGACGACCCGGCAGCGCTGGCCATGGCCAACCCGAACGCGGGCCGGTACTTCGACATTCAGGACCTGGTCGACGAGGGACAGGGGGCGGTAGCCAAGGGCGGAGAGGCACTCGTGTCGTTCAAGACCGAGGCCATGAACATTTGCGTCGACAACCAAGACCCGGCCATCGACCCGCAGGGGTGGGCCGACGGGTACCTCGTCGGCGACCTCGCCCAGCTGCGCGCCGGCGTCTGCTGGTGCGTCGACGTGTCGATGGACATGCGGCACGCCACGCTGGTCGCCGCGGCACTGATGCCGGACGGTCGGGTACGCGTCGAGCCGGTCAAACGCTGGCACGGCGAGCGCGCCGTCTCGGAGCTGAAACGCGACCTGCCCGGCATGGTCCGCCGCAACCGGCCGCGCAAGCTCGGATGGTTCCCGGGCGGGCCG